CCGGCCATTGCGGAACGTATTGTAGGCGCTGTAGAGCGGTCTACGATGGCAAAGTTGGCAACCCCTGCGGGCACCCACGCGCCCGCGCCCATTCTAGCACTGCCTGAAAGCCTCCGGGCTATTTTCAAGCAGGCCATTAAAGTCGTTGAAGAGCGTGAACAAGAAGAAATGCTTCTTTTACTCTAGCGGAAATCATCATGCCCCAAGCTACAGACGATGAAGTTTATCAGGAACTAAGCAAGTTTCGGGTAGCCAAGGAGGCTATAGATGCCTTGCAGATTCGCAGATCAATTCTGCAAAACGAAAAGAACGCGATAAACGCGAAAATAGCAGAGATTGACAGCCAAGTCAGCAATTTTCGCGCTGCTGTTTTGGCTGCAAAGGGCGCGATTAACTCACTGCTGAATCAAACGTAATGCCTACTTACGATTACAAATGTGTGGAATGTGGGCGCATGGAAAGTGTCGTGCAGTCTATGCGCGAGTATGTAGCGTCTCCTATTCGCCCCACTTGTCACGGTGAAATGGAGCGACACCTTTCTGTAGTGGCTGGACACATGAACCCCTTGGCCGGAGATAGCCACTACCATGGCCTCCGAGGACCCAGAGGTGAAGATGTTGGCAGTAGAACGAAGCACCGTGAATTCATGAAAAATTCCGGTCTAACAACTATCGACGATTTTCGGGGCGTGTTTGCCAAAGCAGAACAAGAACGCCGTGCAGCTTATCAGGTGGACAGAGATCTGCACAGGCTAGTGACAGAGCAAGTAATGACCGCAGTGGCGAAACCAGACTAGGAGATAGAATGCCCCCCGACATGCCAGAAATTGCCGAAGCTATTGAGGCGCTTAGTAAAGAGGCCACGCAGGCATCGCCAGAACCATCATCTCCGGAGCCTAGCGCCCCAGAATTAGAGACTACACGCGACACATCGGGAGAACTCGCCCCCGTAGTGCCGGCGAAAGATAGTGCCCCGGAACCGGCAAAGGTTGAACCCGCGTTGAAAGCTCCGGCTAGTTGGAAGCCAGAAGAGCGTGAGGGGTGGGAAAAACTGGATGCGCGTCACCAGCAAGCGATTCTGCGCCGTGAACGGGAAACTTCGAACGTGCTGACGCAATCTAGCCAAGCACGAGAGTTTGCTGGCGCGATGCAACAGACGTTGCAGCCTTACATGCACATGATTCAGTCGGAGCAGAGCAATCCCGTGGCGGCTGTGGGTGCTCTACTCCAAACGGCGGCTATTCTGCGCACTGCACCCCCGATGCAGAAGGCTTCGCTGATTGCTGATCTCATCATGCAGCATCAGGTTGATCCAAATTTGCTAGATCAGGTGTGGTCTGCGAAACTTCGTGGGCAACCTTCGCCAAATGACCCCATGAGTGGGTTGATGCAGCAGTTTGAACAGAGACTGCAACCCATTCAACAGCAGTTGCAGTATTTTCAGAATCGTGAACAGCAACAACAGCAGATGCTGGGACAGCAAGCCAGTGAAACGCTGAATCAGTTCATGGGCGATCCAGCGAATGAATTTGCGTCAGATGTCGCAGAAGACATGGCTGATTTACTGGATTTGGCGTCAAAGCGCGGGTTTACCCTTAGTTTACAGGACGCCTACAAACGTGCTACACTAGCGCATCCGACGATTTCCAAGATTATGGAGCGTCGACTGCTCACAGGTGAAGCTGCTCAGCAATCAGCAGCAGCTTCACGGGCTAGACAAGCCTCGGCCAGCATCTCGGACAGTGGTGCACCGTCGCAAGTCGTGGAAGAGACGGAAGGTGGAGACATTCGATCAGCCTTAACGGCATCGATTCGCTCGCTATCTGCGCGTCGTTAGATTTCCCACCCACTCTACAAGGATTTCACCATGGCCTTTCCAAATGTGACGGACATCGTCGCAACCACGATCGAAAAGCGATCGAAGAAGATTCAGGACAACGTCACGAAGAACAACGCCTTCCTGACGTACACGAAGGACAAAGGAAACGTGCGAACGTTCTCCGGTGGTTCTGTCATCATGGAAGAGTTCTCATTCGCAGAAAACACGAATGTGGGCTGGTATTCCGGGTATGACATGCTCCCAACGGCGGCACAAGACGTTCTGTCTGCCGCGCTGTTCGACATCAAGCAAGCGGCGTGCCCAGTCACGATCAGCGGTCTGGACGAGTTGAAGAACTCCGGCCCAGAGCAGATGATCGATCTCATGGAACAGCGCATCAAGGTGGCCGAATCCACAATGGCCAACCTGATCGCCGCAGCCATCTACAGCGACGGCACCGGGGCGGGCGGGAAGCAACTGGCCGGTCTGGACGCGGCAGTGCCTGTCACGGCAGTGTCGGGCACCTACGGCGGCATCGATCGTGCGGCGTGGCCTTTCTGGCGTTCCAAGTCGACCAATGCCGGTGCGCTGACGAGCGCTACCATCCAGGCAGCCATGAACACGATGTGGGCCAGTCTGGTGCGCGGGCAAGATCGCCCCAACCTGCTCCTCATGGATAATCTGTTCTGGGGCATGTATATGGCGAGCCTTCAGCCGCAGCAACGGTTTACGAATCCCGCAAAAGCGAATCTGGGGTTCCCAACCATCGCGTTCATGGATGCAGACGTCGTTCTCGACGGCGGCATCGGCGGTTTTGCGACTGCCAACACCTGTTTCTTCCTGAATACGGACTACTTCTACTTCCGTCCGCATGCAAAGAGGAACATGGTCCCCCTGTCGCCAAATCGGCGCTATTCCACCAATCAGGATGCCGAGGTTCAAATCTTGGCATTCGCCGGCAACGTCACCTGCTCAGGTAGCCAGTTCCAAGGCCGCCTGATCAAGACCTAAGGAGAACGAACATGACTTGGAAATTTAACGATCAATACATGGGGTATCTCCCCATTGAGTCCTTCGTGCCAACGCTGGCGCTGTCTGGCCTGCCCTTGACGACTCCTTGGCCACCGATTCCATCGGGGCTGATCATGGCAGCAGAAGATCCGGTGTGGGGTCCTGGTGAATTCATCTTCGCCAAGGCCGCAGGCACCATCCGTCTTCGTGCCCTCGTTTCGTTCCTGCCTGTGTGGAACGCAACGAATCGGAACTACGACTGGAACGTGGTCGAAGCAGCCAATGTGACCATTTCGGGGCGTATGGTCGGCGTGGCCATGTCCGAACAGGGCAGTGTGGGAGCTGTGAATGCTCTCACTATCGGCCAGTGGGGCTGGTTCATGGTGACAGGCCTGACTCCGATTAACGGCACTGCCTCGGTTGCGGCTGACGTCGCATTCGCCGTGGTGGCCGCTGGCCAGATCGGCGCCAACGCTGTCAGCAAGCAGATCCTGAATGCGCGTATCGTCACTCCGGCGACGCAAACGGTCGTTGCCAATGCGATCGAAGGTGTATCTGGCGGCGATACCATTCGCGTTTCCAACGTGGATGGCTTCTTCGTCGGCTGCTACTTGTCAGGCACTGGCGTCGGCGCTTCGGCAATCTGCAAGGCCATTGATCGCAATGCTCAGGTGCTGACGGCTTCTGTGGTCAACTCGGCAGCAGTCACCGGCGTAGTCACTGGGACGTACAACAACGCGACAATCTTCTATAGCGTCGCGCAGTTGAATCGTCCGATCATCCAGGGCCCGATCACGTAAGGAGCAGGTGGCGTCGGGAGACGCCTCCTTGCGATAGGCTCCATCCGGGGCCTATCCTAAGGAGAACCATATGACGGATGTACTAGAATTTGACCACAATGTGTTTTCGGCTCAGCAGGCCGAGTCCGACAAGACGCTGGCCGTGCGGTTCTTCAAGCAGCCATTGAAAGATGAGGTTGCGTCGACTGAGCACGCTCGACCGATCTATAACGACACAGAAATGGTCGAAATTCGGGTGCGCGGAGATCGGAATAACATCATCATCCGAGCTGTTCGCTCAGACGACATTCGTCGATTTCGAGGGGCGTACATGGAATTCAAGGATGGGGCCAAGGCCGCAGCGTCTGGAACACCCTTGGCCGAGTGGCCTATCATGTCTTCTAGCATGGTCGAAGAGTTGAAATATCTTGGGTTCCACACTGTGGAGCAACTGGCCGAAGCAAACGACGCTGCGATGTCGAAGGTCCCCGGCCTCTCCACAATGAAGAATCGGGCCAAGGCTTTTCTTGAATTCGCCAAAGGCATCTCCCCCCTGGAGAAGATTCAGGCGGACATGGCAGCTATGCAGAATGCCAACGAAGTGCGTGATCGTCAATTGGCTGAGTCCCAGGCGGCGTACACCGAACTGGACAAGAAATACCGTGAGCTTTTGGAGACGAAGGTTCTCAAGAAAGCGGCGTAAATCATGCCCACTTTTTCGCGCAACATTTCGGGATCGCAAGCTGTAACTGATGTCATGAAGAGCATGGGGCTCCCGGCCCCCGCGTCAGTGTCTTCTAGCTTGGATCCTACAGCAGTGCAACTCTGGGCTCTGGCCAGTGAAGTGGGGCAGCAACTTCTCACTGACTACATTTGGCAGTTCTTGGATGCAGAGTTCACGATTACTACGGTAATCGGAACTCCAAACTACGCACTGCCTGCGGATTGGGGCGGCTTCACGCCGGACGCTTCGTGGAATCGCACTACTCGTATGCCGCTTTCAGGGCAAATACTCGATCATGAGTGGCAAGCGATGAAAGCAATAAGTTCGGTAGGTACGCTCTTTTCCGTACTCTATCGAATAGAAAATAATGAGGTTGTTTTCTACAATTCGCCAACTGCGGTCCAGACTATCATCATGCCCTACACTTCGCGTGGGTGGGTGAAGACTATAGCGGGCACGCGCAGAGATAATCTCACGGCGGATGACGATACCGTACTGTACGATAGTCAACTCTTCAAGGAACGACTCAAGTTGAAGTGGCGGGAAGAGAAGGGATTCGACACTACACGCCAACAAGAAATTGCAGACGATTGTCTGGAAAGTGCACAGGGAATGGATAGCCCTGGGCGCACGTTGAGCCTTGTTCCGAGATCTGGAATTCAGTACCTAAGTATCTTCAACATTCCCAATACTGGAATTGGGAGCTAGTGTGGTTCGGAAGAAAAAGAAGGGGCAGCGTAAGACGCAGATAATTATGTCTGTCTCCGCCCCCATGGGTGGGTTGAATACGCGCGATTCAATCGCGGCCATGCCCGCCACAGACGCCATAAACCTCGTTAATTGGATCCCAGACACCAATGGCATTCGGTGTCGAAAAGGGTACGTAGAGTGGGCTAAGAATTTCCCGGGCAATATAGCCGTGGAAAGTGTCATGCCCTGGTTTGGTCCAGCGACCTTACCCCTGAGTGGAACATTCCTAACAGATCCGACGTCTATGCCGGGGTTTCTGTTTGGAGCGACACACACGGCAATCTACGACATAACAACTCGTACGAATGCTCCCGCTGTGTCCCAGGTGCTATCTGGAGCAGATAACGCCGGGTGGTTTTCTACGAGCATGCTCACAAATTCTGCCGGATCTTTTCTTCTGGCCTGTTCAGAGGCAGATGGCTACTTCACCTTTGATGGTGCTGTTTGGGTCAAGCGCGTAGCTGGGGCCGGAGCAGGTCAAATTAATGGAGTGGATCCCGCTAACCTAGTTCACGTTCTTACATGGAAGCGCAGAGCGTTCTTCACAGAACGAAACTCTACGAAACTATGGTATCTCCCCGTTGACTCCATTGCAGGCACAGTCGCAGCACTCGATGTTGGACCCCTGTTGAAGGGTGGTGGGCGGATAGCATTCACTGCAAATTGGACCATAGATGCTGGGGAGGGCATCGATGATTTCCTCGTCATTGTGGGTAACAACGGCGACATTCTGCTTTATAAGGGCACAGATCCTTCAGCGGCAGCCACCTTTGCACTTGTAGGATCTTGGTCTGTGGGTCAAATCCCGCTTGGACGCAGAGGTTATGCGCAGTACGGAGGCGA